TGCCCTTTCGCATTTAGACTATTTAATTGCTCAGACACAATTGCCGGGGCAAGAGGGAAAAGAGTGGTCGTATCGTTTACAGCGTTTGTTGGAAATGGTGTTTCATATAGAGAATGGATTAAAATGTAATAAATGTGGTCATATTATGAAATATGACGACAAAGTTTTTCTTGATTTCATGCTTAGTGTATAGAAATATGCGCAGAAACATTTTGAGGCGGTGACAGGCTAGGCGGAAGCGACCCTAGATCCAACTCCCGAAGAGGGGGGCGAAGAAGAGGTTCCCAGACTAATTTGTCCCGAAGAGGGATGCGGCGGTGAAGACTTTATGGAAATGATAAAAGTTATTCAAGACCCCGATAATCCCAAACGAAAATGTTTGAGTGTTGACGGGCATATTATAAATCGTAGCGATTTTAATAAATTGCGGCAAATTGTTCCCTATCAAAATTTTTATGATTATGTGGATGATTCTTGGGTCGACCCAGAATTAAAGAAAGACCACGATGAAAAAATCAGGCTTGAACAACAACGAAACGATGTGCATGCTTCGATTGAAAAGAAGGTCGTGTGTCTTTCGATTGCCACTCACTATACTTTTGAAGAGTGCTACAATATGCCCATTCGTAAGTTTACCATGGCGCTTGCCACGGTAGATGATTTAATTAATTATAAAATTATGAAGCAGGCTGTGTCGTCCGGATTTGTGTCTTTACCAAAAGGAAAGAGTATTGAGCATTGGATTTACAAGCCCAATAAAGATATGTATGGGGATGCATATAAGAGTATGGACGAGCTTCAGCAGCAAGTTTCTGTTTTGTAATAAAAAATAAAATTTTGAAAAGGAGATTAAAACTATGGCAAAGTACTTTTTAGGTTCTGTTGGTAAAGCAGAAGCCTTCCGTTATGACGCCGCCACTGGCGAAAGAACCGTGGCTTTTGTTTCCAAGACCCTTACTGACTCCGGTCTGAATATTACTACGACCAAAGATGATATTCGCGCTGGCGAAGGTGCTCCTGTTCAGTTCAGCTTCTACCACGATTCTAATGTCGATATAACCCTTACCGACGTTCTTTGGAAGCCTGAATATCTGGAGGCTCAGCTCGGCGCTCGCTTCACCACCGGCGATGAAGATTATGTAAGTGATGAAGTTGAATTTACTGATGGTGTCGCTTCTTATAACAAGACCATCAATAAGATGCCGCTTCCTTGCGGAGAGGACTATCTTGTTTGGGGTACTAAGAAGGGTATGGATGAATGGCAGAAAATCGATTATGATGCCACTTCCAAACAGCTTTCTCTTACCGGCGCTTCGGGTGCATACTGCATTCGCTACCTTGGTCCTGTTTCTAATGCCAAGGCCGCCGAAATTACCTCGACGATAATTCCGGAAGAACTCTTCCTTATCATCACCGCCCCCATTTATGCCGGTGATGCTTGCGCCGCTTCTAAGGGCAAAGCCGCTGGTCACATTACTTTTGAAGTTCCCAGATTCCTGCTCAATGGTTCTCAGGAATTTACCATGAACATGAGCTCCAACCAGACGATGTCGCTCTCTGGTGTTGCGCTTGCTTCTGAATCGGCTGACTGCGAAGTCAACGGCGGTAAGCTCCTCCGCATTATTGAAGTTATAGATAATCGTAGCTGGAAAGAAGACGTGGCGTCTCTGATTGTTGATGCCGAGTCTGCTGAAGCTGGCGATCATCCTTCGATCTATGCTGAGCTGAAAGACGGTCACCTCAAAGCCCTCACCGCTGCCGATGGTATTGAATACACTACCGACGACGGTGAAAACTGGACCGATCTTACTGCGGAGTATGTGTTTGTTTCTAGCACGAACTATATTTTCCGTCTGAAGGGCACCGCAGCTGTTTCTGAAGAAGTCGAAATCGGTGCGTAATTTAAACGATTACATCGTTTAATGAATTAAATGTGCAAAAATCTGAAAGGGGACGGGAAAGATTGGTTTAAATGCACCTTGCTTAAAAAGCGTTGTCCCTATCAGAGATATTGTACTTTACAACAACGTTTTGTTATAGACGGGTGCGAAAAATGTCCCGCCTTTAAAAAACAAAAAACAGATAAGGCATAAATATCATGCGCGGCCCCCGGGGCCCCAACAGGGGCCCCAACGGGCGCTGTTGTAGGTATTTTTATATAAAAATGTCTACAAGTGCGCCTGTGTGTGCGCATAAAATTCGAGTTTTATTTTAGGAGGTATATGACATGACAGAAGAATTACTTAATGCCATACTTGCGGCTGTTGGTGTGATTATTGCTGCACTGGCATCTTGGGCGGCGGAAGCTATTGTTTCTTGGCTGAAACTGAAGATTAAAGATAAGAAATTTGCCGCGCTTCTTGAAAAGATTACATATATTGTGAAAGACGCAGTTCAAGCGGTATATCAGGAATTCGTTGAGGGTCTCAAGAAACAGGGCAAGTTCGATGAAGAAGCCCAGAGAATGGTTAAAGAAAAAGCCATTGAAATTATAGAAGTACAACTGACCGCAAGCATGAGAGAGTTCATTGAAGAAAACTTTGGGGATCTCGAAGTTTGGATTGCTCATAAGATCGAATCTATGATTTATGAGGCAAAGCATTAATTAAGGAGATTGTGAAATGACGCTTAAGGAATTATTGGAAAAGAACGCTGCAATCAAAGCAAAGAAAAACGCAGCGGCGCAACAGAAAATTTTGGAAGAGGCCGAAATCAAGGTCGTTAAAACTGAAAAAATTTCTGGTGAAGGTGAAAAGGAATCGGCCGAGGGCAACAAAGGTAGTCGCAAGGGCAGAAAACCCCGTCAGCGCGCATATCTCGTTGTGGATGAGGCTATAAACGGTCCTGAGTCTAAAGAAGAAGAAAACAAAGACGAAGACGCGTAATTAATCACCCCTCACAGGAAACTGTGAGGGGTTTTTCATCTTTAAATTTTTATAGGAGGTGGTGTCGTGGGAGCCGTTAATGAATTTGTAGATGTGATTCGCGACATCTACCAACAAGAATTTGCGAAAAAGGATCAAACGATACTTTGTCAAGTAAAAGCACGCGTTGATGATACGCATTATGACTTAATTATTGTACCCGATCAAAATTCGGTTTTATCGGCAATTCCCAACATGACGCCCTATGTATTCCAAACGGGCGATTTTTGTTATGTATATAAAATTAACAATTAGTTAAGCAATTCGTTTATTTGTGATAAAATTATTCCTACGGGAAGCTCTGCTAGTACGGGGGCCACTTTAACCTTAGGGGAAGAAAGACTCGCCCCTCAAATGCAGAATATGGAATTAACCACAAATAAAACGACGGCCATTTCGGGCGACTCCACAGATTAGCAGTATCCCTCTGCAAGGGCCGTGTATGTGGCTTTATCAGAAGTAGCAGCTCAAGAATAGGGCGCTTATGTTGTTGACGCTACAGTAAGTGATGTATTTGCAACCGATAGTTCTGAGCTTGTGTTGACTGCAAATTTCACCGACACAAACGGGACCAGTATAGCTCCCGGGTCTTTGAAGGTTGGAGACAGCATTTTTGTTGTTCAAGACCAATATCCGAATCGCTGGGTATATGCTGTTGATACAACCAATAATATTGCAACTTTAAAATCTACCCGTGTCGACTCCGGTGCTGGAACTGTGGACGAAGTGCTTCTCGACGGTTCTTCAATCGTTTTGAATAACATTGCGTCTTTGACTACGGGAAATGGATTATCTTCTACAGTGGCTAACTCTGTTGGAGAGCTTTCTCTGGATATTTCGGGGTGCACAAACCTGAATCTTGGCACTTTAACATATCCGTAGATGGATAATTATGATATATATATTCAAGGTGCGGGCGGTACGGGATACAGAACTCCTGTTAGTCAGCTACCCTATACTCGTATGGTGGTACAATCGACTCAAGATTTAGATGCCGTTAGAGTAGATGACTTTATTTTTTTAAGAGATAATTAATATAAATAATGGAGGATGAAGAAAATGGCAACCTTTAAAGGAAAATTAAAATAGAAAACTGGTACCAATTCATTTGATATTCTACATCCTGCAACCGATGCCGACATAGTATCTTATAGTAATACAACCAGTGGCTTAGCTGCGACCAATGTTCAAGCGGCTATTGATGAAATTGTCAGTTCTGGTGTCGGTGTAACTGGCGTTAAGGGTAATGCAGAATCTACTTACCGTACTGGACAAGTCAATTTAACCCCAGCTAATATTGGGGCAGAACCCGCCTTTACCGACGGTTCGGCTACGATTGCTTCGGTGAGCTCTAATATTGTAACGCTCAAGGCCGGGGTGACTCAAAGTGGCGGCGCAATCGCGAACTCGAGTGGTTCGGACATTACCTTGGCTAAAGTCGCAAAGACTGGCGCATATTCCGATCTTTCGGGAACACCTACTATAGGGGATGGTACCCTTACATCTCAAACCGAAGGAACAACAAAGGGTACGTTTACTGCAAAACAAACAGGTCCTACAACTATTAATATTACAGCAGCTGATCTTGGTTTAACAAGTGCATTAAAATTTATTGGTGTAGGCACTACGACGCAGCCTTCTGCTGGCCAATATATATATTTTCCCAGCGATCCTCCTTATTATGTG